ACGGCTCATTGTCTAGGCTTGCTGTTAATAGTCCTTGAAATGCCATTATGCTGTGCGTTTCCACATATACACGACTATATATGGTTGTAATGTTGAGTGAGAATGTGAGCCACCGCCACCAGTTGCTGTTGTTTTTGTAGTAGCCCAATCATCATCATCAGTACCACCACCAAAAGCATTTGGGCTTAATGAATTAGAAACACCAACCCACCCAGACGGTCTATTTCCGCTCGCAGTTCCACCGTGTAAAGAGGTATGGTCGTGTGACGGCATCTCAGCAGTTGTCAATGTATGTGCAGCAGTTTTAGCACCACCAGTTTCACCAATAGCGTTAAATTCAGATTGTGATGAATCAAGTCCAGTTAATACACGACCAGCACCAAATGATGACCAAGTGCCAAAGCCAAGCAATGAAGCTGGATTAGCACTATTAGAAGCGTTCATATAGATAGAGCCAATTGGATAAGCATCAGCAACACTTGATAATGCTGTTTGTCCAGTTAATAGATTTAATTCAGCAGTTGATGCTGTTAAGCCATCTAGCTTGTTTAATTCTTCATCTGTTGCTGTTACGTTAGCATTGATATTTGGAAAGAATGACGCCAACATTAAGCCAAGGTTGGCACTATCTAAAGCGCCAACATCATACCAAGCGTTATTAGCACCGTTTCTAATCTTTAATTTGTTAGCCGTAGTATCTGCCCATATTTGGTAAGCAAACATTGTTGATGGTTCGCTTGTGCCACTATTAGCTGAAACTATTGCTTGAAGTTGAGCATTTAAATCTGCCCTTACAGCAGCACCAGTTGCGTTATCAATTGTGTAATCTTGTTGGCTCATTATTTCTCCTAAACTTGGTTCTGATTATAACATTAAATACTGTCAAAAAACGAACAAATCAGACTGCTTTACCGTAACCAGTAGCCATATAATTCATACTTCTTTCAATGCTATTATTACCGTTAAAAAATTCAATATCAAAACCCGTTGATGTTTCATTAGTCAAACTAAACCAATCATTGCCATCTGCATTTTGAGCAGTAATACCAAGACTTGGTACGTCTTTAAAAGCGTTAGCATAAGTGATTGACGAGCCACCTACTGGCACTGTTAAATTCTGCGCCCTCTCGTTTCTATCTGGCATATCTACTGTCACCTCTAAAGTTGAAACGTCTATGTTTCTTGATGAATTTGTTGAATTGAATATTACACGAAACTCATACGCTCGTGCGTGATAATCACCAACAACTAAAGGATTCCAAGTTGTCCACGTTGGAGATGCTGCTGGGTTGTCTGCTGTTGTTCTGATTTGTAGCTGTGCTGATACCGCATCTGAGGGTTCACCATCAAAGTTTGCCCACGTATCAATATTGTCTGCTCTATTGTCTACAACATCACTTACAACATAACCAGAAGCCACAATATTAGCCGATACACGGCTTGTATATACATCACCAAGGTCTAAGTCATTAGCAAAGTAATATTCACCATAAGCATCAACAACCGCTGATTGTGCCACTTCTGTTTCAATTGTTTCACCAGCTTCGGTTAATAATTGGAAGCCATCTTCTAAAATAATAGGATTTGGTGCGCCATCTAAACGCAACACCGAACCAGATGTAGTTGTATCTTCTTTCTGACCAGTAAAGTTTGGGTGTTCGGTCAATGTTGAAACAACATTAAACGACATAATATTCGGAACAGTTGTAAATGCTTGAATATCATCAGTTGAGAAGTTTCCAGCACTATCAACAGCCTTAGCCATATAAGTACCCGCTAACAATGGCAACACAACGTTTGTTGCTGTACCCGCTAACGCTTCACCAATATCTGTACCATGCGCCCAAGTAACACCCGATATCATTGGTGTATGTCTGATTCTAATATAGCCACCGTGTAGAACATCAATATCAGTAACCCTATCCCATTGAAGATGGCAAGAACCGTCAATCGCTCTAACACTAAAATTAGTTATTATTGCGGGTGGAGTTGTTAATCCAGCAAATATAATCTTAGATGTTTCAGTCCAATTAGAACGGACACCCATTGTATTGATTGACCTAACTCTGAAATAATATTCACCAGCACTCAAGTCATTCACTCTTGCGCTTAATGCTTTGGTTGTTGTTACAAACTCCCAACTGCCAGTACCATTCTTATATTCAACATCATAAGCAGTAACAAAGGCATCTGTTGGCTGACCCCAGGAAAGATTTGCTCTAACTTGTGCGCCTTTACCAGTAGCCGTTACATATAATTCTTCACTAACCGAAAGTGCTGTTGGTGATCCTACTTGTGTAGCATCTGGCAAATTAGTATTTGGTGCGCCATCTGACACTTGGATAGTGCCAAAATCATAGGCTGTCGCATCGTACTCTAACGCTAAAATTCTAATCTCATCTGTATTCTGGATGGTGACTCGCATCACTCTAAAAAGTTTTCCAGATCCCGAATTAAGAGATGCCCAACCTGGCGTGGCGTGAGATATATATACAACATCTCCAACCTCGGTTTTTAATCCCTCAATCGTGGAGGTAAACTCAACCATTATCTGCTGGCGTGACTGATTGAGGTTGATGGTGGAGATCATCTTCGCTCTGTCAATATCAGAAGTAAATGGTAGGTCAATGGTCTTTTCTAGCAATAAACCGTTGTCTTGCGTTCTTAGCGTTGGTGAGTCCACGACCGCTATATCTGGTTGCCATTCTCTTTCAGGATTAAAGAAGTTCCCCCTAATTCTGTTGAATTGACTGTTTTTATCGCCTAGCTTGATTGACCACGCGCCAACTATATTATCTTCGCTGAAAGTAAATGCCGCTGTCTCTGGCTTATCAATAATGAGCTTATACTTACCACCGCTAAATACTAAAAACCCTCTGCAAGAAGTGAGTAATTTTTTAAGTACATCCATCGAGCCTTGACTTGTATCGACTACACCGTTGAGCGTGTAACGGTCTTTAGTCGTGCCGCCTATTGTTACTTGCTCTTCACAATAATTAGCCGCTGCGTTGAAGCTAGTGTCGTCTATTAGGCTTGTGTCTATCCCTCTGCCATATCTTGTATTTGTTAAATAATCTCTGATACAGAGAGCAGGGTTATCACTCCAAGCGGTTGTGGTGGTGCGTGGGTCGTAGACTTTAACGCCTTTAACATCTGCTGTAATTGTTGGTAGACCAGAGGCGAAGGCATCTTGGTCATATTTCAACCGTGCGTAGAGATAAGTTGTGCCTCTTAATCGGTGGTTGCTTGACCATTCACTAACAGCGTTAACTAGATTGGTGTCTGCGGCTTGATCGTCTGCGCCTGTGTGAGTGTAGGTGTCGAGGAATCCAGAAAAACGGCTATCTGTAGATAGCACATTAGTTAAGTAGATATTCTCAATAGAATCAATCTCACCCTCTGATATAGCTAAAACCATATGTAGATACTCGTTGTCTGACCCTGTAACCTCCATAAATACACGAGTACCACCCACTTTTCGCTGTCCATAAACTACAGGGATTTGCGCATCATTTGCCGCTTTGTTGAGTAGTATTCCTCTTGATGCGCCATCCGTGCCGAAGTCTGGCTGGTCTGGGGTTTCTGCTAATGCGCCAGAGACTACCGCAGAGACTATCGCACCGCCTATCGCACCTGCCATTGTGGCATAGGTAATACCTTTTACTATTGCAGTATTCCAAATATTGCCAGCAACCAATGTTCCTAAAGAGCCTGCTATGTATGAATTTGCGAACATACCTGCAACAGCCCCGACAATTGGACCTTGTTTAAAAGGAGGCTTAATCAATCCTGTATGGTAACTACCTAGCACGCCATACTCCCGTCACATTTCTTAACTTTGCTGTATGAGCTAAAACCACACCTTTATCACTTGTGCTGATAGCAGTTTTAGCCCCGAGACAAACCCCTGCGCTGAAATGATAAGGCTTGTGTTCGATAACAGGAAAATCTCCTGTCTGTATAAATTCTTTTTTGACTTGCTCACACCCTTCATCTTGCCAATGCTGACCTATTGAGCCGTGATCTATAGCATATTGATAAGCCTCTTTTTCGCTCGACCATTGACCTTTTAATTTAGTGGCTAGATTACCGCCCGTTAATAGATCAAGTGCGCCAGCGGCAAATAGTCCGCAGTCATTAACCCCATATTCAAACGGCTTGCCTATCTGCTCCTGTGCATAAGCGTGGAGTGCTAACTCTTTTGATGGGTTCACGCTGGTCTTCCCCACACAATATCAGGCGTGACTTCACTAGCAAACTCAAAACCTTTATCGCCTGCAAAGTGTAGAGTCTGCTCCTCGTGATTTGTATGTCTGCCTGTTTTGCGGCTAAAATCGACCCACGCATTTGTTACACTCACACTAACAGAGCTAGTGCCTCCATCAGGATCTTCTTCAATACTTGGTTGATCCATTCTGCCCTCGAAAATTAGAACAGGGTCTACCACTAAAGCCCAGCTCTCATCCATAAAGGCGGTGTAAATCTTA